ACCGCAACGAAATCGGGAACGCGCGTTTACTTTGCTCTCATTATTTCGCGGGAACGTCCAAGCCGATTTATGATTTTGCCGTCTCTCAGTTTGGCGAGCGCAACGGGAGGATGGATTTTCTTTCCGTTCGCACTCACGCAAAAATCTTGCTCCTTGCTTTTGCCAACCATAGACGCCTGACAATAGAATCCTCGGCGAACCTGCGAAGCTGCAAAAACATCGAGCAGGTAAGCGCGTTCGGAGACCCAGCACTGTATAATTTTCACATCGAATGGATTAGTGAATTATTCGCCGAAACGAAGGTGAGGCCATGAAAGGCAGACCACCAAAAGTAAAGCCCGCGCCAGGCCAGGCCGCCATTTCCGGGATTCCCAAATGCCCGCGTTCGCTCGATGAAGTAGCCAAGAAAAAATGGAAAGAAATCACGAAGTTACTCCATCGCGCCGGCGTGTTGACGGAACTAGATGGCGATTTGCTAGCCGAATATTGCCGACTTCACGCCGAGGAGCAAGAATTGCTCGAACTCCTTGCGGCCGCGCCAAATCGCTACGTCCTCGCCGCCGAGACAGGCCCGGTCTATTTGAATCCGCTCCGTCGTGAACTTAAAATAGTCCGCGAACTTCTGGCTCGTGTTCGCGTAGAGTTGGGAGGACTTGGGCCCGTTGGACGAACACGTTTACAAATCAACGAAAAGAAACCGGAAGGCGTCAAACGCCGCGACCGCAGCCAGAGCAGCTTGCCGCCGCCGGCGGTTGCTGGAAAGATCGGGTGACGGAACTTTCAGAAACAATTGAAAATTCCGAAAGTTCGTGATACAACGTAAGCAGTCGTCCACCAAAGCGGCCGGGATGCTGCGATGCTCGCCACGTCCTCCACAACGGAGTTAGTCACATCGGACGGCACGCCCGCCATCGATCCCATCACGCAAAAGTGGATTCGCAACAAATCAGACGAGCATGCAGCGGCCGCCGGTTGCCGGTTCGATCAGGAACGCGGGCAAAGCGTCGTTGATTGGATCGAGTCATATTGCTGCCTCTGGGAAGGCGCCCGCGGCCCGATGAGGCTGAAGGATTGGCAATACGAAGCGACGATGCGCATTTTCGGCTGGGTCAAATGGTCCGGAGAGTTGGGCCGTTGGATTCGCCGCTTTACCAAGGCTTGCGTCTGGGTACCTAAGAAGAACGCCAAATGCCTCGCCCTCGATACGCCGATCCCGACCCCTAGCGGCTGGAAGTCGATGGGCGAGATTGAGGCCGGGGATATTGTTTTCTCGGCTGACGGAACGCAATGCCGCGTTGTTGCCGCATACGCGCCAAAACTCGACCCGGATTGCTACGAGGTTTCGTTTAGCAACGGCGAAAAAATCAAGTGCAACGGCGAGCATCTTTGGTTGACGACGGCGTTGCAACGGCAAATCGGCGAAAACGGGAAGGGAAAGCCTGCAACCGGAAATCAGTGGACCGGACCACTCGGCTTGCGCTGGTCCCGTACGGCTGTTAGATCAACGGTCGAAATCGCAAAGACGCTTCGCCGTGGCGACGGAGCCTGCAACCACTCCATCCAAATGCCGAACTCAATCAGCATGGATGGCGTTGACCTCCCGATGCACCCCTATGTTTTCGGATGCTGGCTCGGTGACGGCGATTCGGATTGCGCTCGCATAACATGCAGCGCTGACGATCTTCCCGAATATAGGCGAGAGTTCGCCGCGTGCGGGTATGCCGTTGAGCATTGCGCCGAGGACAAACGAACGAACGGCAAGACTTGGCGGTTTCGGTTTCAGGCTATTGATTCGCATCCAGAGCGAACAACGCTCAAGAGCATGGGCGTTTTCAAGGACAAGAAAATACCGTCGATTTATCTTCGCGCCGCCGCCGAGCAAAGAATAGCGTTGCTCCAAGGACTCATGGACACAGACGGGACCGTTGACAAATCCGGCAAGTGCATTACCTATTCAACGAAACTCGATTCGCTAAGGAACGGCGTCTGCGAACTCCTTTCCTCGCTCGGCATCAAGCACAAGACGAGGGAGTATTGTCCGGTCATTTCCGGTCTCCAGAGGCGCTACTTCTCAATTCAATTTCATTCATTCACGGATCAGGCGACCGTTTTTCGGTTACCAAGAAAAATAAAGCGACTCCGCAAAACGTCCGACTTACAAATACGTCCGCGATCGCGCACGGTCCAAATCACGAACATTGAACGCATCGCGCCGGTTCCCGTTCGTTGCATAAAGGTCGATCATCCGTCAAGCCTTTACCTTTGCGGCAAGACGATGATCCCGACGCATAACACTCCGACCGCCGCCGCTTGGGCGCTCTACTTGCTCGCCGGCGACGGCGAACAGGGCAACCACGTTTTCTTTGCCGCGGCCGATGGACAGCAGGCCCGGCTCGCGGCCAAACACGCCGTCGAAATGGTCAAGGCGTCACCGGAGCTTAACGAAGACGACGGCGGCGAAATCGGCATCAACCTTTCCGAGATGAAGTTGATTCACCGGCCGACGCTCAGCGATGCCAAGCCGATCAGTTCAGGCGACAACCGCGCGGCCAGGGCGAAGCAAGGGCTAAACGGTTCGGTCATCATCGACGAAATTCACGTCGTTGACGATCAGTTCATCAGCAATTCATCGCTCGACATGGCCGGCATCAGTCGCGAGGAGCCGCTTCACATCGAGGTTTCGACTGCCGGCAAAGATCCGGACGGCTACGGCCGCAAGCGGTACGAATACGGCAAGTCCATCGAGGCCGGCCAGGTCATCGACGAGCGATTCTTTTTCCTGTGCTACGAAGCCCCGCAGGAACTAACCGACGAAGATCTTGACGCCGATCCGGTCAAATGGGGCCGGATGGCAAATCCATCGTGGGGCCGCATCGTCAAGGAAGCCGAATTCCTCGCGACCTATGAAGAGAAAAAACGCAGCGTCGCGGACCTCGCCGACTTCAAAACCTTCCGGCTGAACATCTGGCAGCACGCCGCTTCGCCGTGGCTCAACGTGTCCGACTGGCGGGCCTGCCGCGCCGAGTTCACCGAGGCGGATTTGCTCGGCAAGGTTTGCTTTGGCGGCCTTGACCTTTCCAAAACGCGCGACATGACCGCCCTAGCGCTCGCGTTCCCGATTGACGCCGTTATCCGCGTTCTCGTTTATTTCTTCATGCCGGAGGCCGGACTAAAGGCGCTCGCCGTTAAAGTCCCGCGTGCCCTCGATTGGGCGAAGCGTGGGCTCATCCGTGTAACGCCGGGCGCGACGACAGACTACCGCGAAATCAAGCGGCTGTTCAAAGAGAAGGAAAAAAAGTTTCAGATTGACCAGCTCCTATACGACGACTGGAACGCGGAGCAGGTCACTCAGGAACTAGCCGAGGAAACCGGCGTCGAGCGCGTCGCGTTCGGCCAAAACATGAAGACCTACAACGAGCCCATGAAAGACCTTGAGGCGCGCATCCTCGAACGCACGATTCAGCACGACGGCAACGAAGTTCTCGACTGGCAGATTGGGCACACCGAAGTTGCCGAGCGGAACGCGAACATCATGCCCGCGAAGCCAGAGCGGGCCGAACATAAGAAGATTGACGGCGTTGTTGCCGCGATCATGGCGAGCGCGCCAGCGATGCGATACGGGGGCGAGACTTGGATTGGCTGAAACGGAATTCAGAGAACATCGCTTTCACGTTCGGCTATCTCGCCTTCGTCGCGGGATGCTGGTTGTACGATCCGTCCTTTGGCCTCATCGCGTTTGGCGGTCCGATTTGCGCGTTGCTGATTTGGAAACGTACCCGGCCCGCTGAGCCGGAAAAACAAGAGGGGGGCGATAATGCTTGACTTGCTTTTCGGCCCGCGCCCCCGTGCCATTTCGATACCGCAAATCACCACGGGCGGCGATGTGGGATGGAGCGGCGACGGCATCTATACGCGAGTCAAGACGCGCTCGGGCGTCACGCTCGATAACGAAGTTGCCTTGACCTATGCGGCCGTCCTTCAGGCAACCCGCATTTACGCGGAACCGCTCGGCGGCCTCCCGTTCCAATTGCACATGCGAACATCGGAAGACGACCGGCAGATTGCCGACATTCCGCTTGGCAACGTGTTCAAGATCGCGCCGAATCCCGACATGACCGCGACGCCATTCCGGGAAAGCCGCGTTGCCCATCAAATCAATTGGGACGGCGGCGGCTTCGCGGAAATCGAATTCAACCCGCGTTCGCCGTTCGGCTGCTATCTCTGGCCGATACATCCCTCGCGCGTATCGCGCCCGTGGGAGAATGATTCACCCTACGATTATCTCGTCCGCAACAACGACGGCTCGCAAATCGGCATGTACGCGGACGAGATATTGCATATTCCCGGCATCTTCCCGAACGACGGCATTTGGAGCAAGGGCGTTCTCACCTATGGGCGCGAAACGGTTGGCGGCGGCCTCGGCGTCGATCGCGCCGCCTATGCGAACCTCGGCAGCGGCGGCCAGCCCAAGGGCATCTTGAAGGCGCCCGGCCTTCAGGACCGCGACAAGCGCGCCGAGTTCCGCAAGGAATGGGAAGCGATTCACGGCAACCCGGAAGTCAACGTGCCGACGATTGCGATTGTCAATCGCGAGATGGAATACACCGCCATCGCCGGCGACGGCAACCGGGAGTTTATCGAGTCGCGGCGGATCAACAAAACCGACATCCCGACGCTCTACAACCTCCCCGCGTACAAGTTCGCGGGCGCTATGAGCCAGGAGACAGCGGGCACCGTTGAGCAAAAGGCGATTGAATTCGTCCTCTACTCACTGATGCCCGTGGGCCGGAAGTGGGAGGAGCAATGCGCGTTCAAGTTGCTATCCGCAGCGCAACAGGCCAAGTATTATTTCGAGTTCAACTATAAGGCGTTGCTCAAAGGCGACACGCCGAGCCGCTACAACGCCTACCGCGTCGCGTTCTCGATTGGGCTGATGACCATCAATGAAATGCGGCGGCTCGAAAATATGGAGACCATCGGGGAAGCCGGCGACCAGCATTTCATCCCGGCCAACATGACGACCGCCGAGCGGGCGCTAAACGGCGACTTCGGCAACGGCGGCGCGATGGGCAGCGATCACAACGGCCAGCCGTCCGATAACCCGATGGACCGCAATAACCCGGATCAACAGGCGGCCCAGCTCGAAAGCTGGCTCAAGAGCCTCGGCAAGATTCGCGGCGGCGAGGCGCGGCACCAGCTGCAGGATTTCGGGCGCGCGATCCCGCACAATCCGGTTGACTACCGCGAAGGCGCCCGGCTCGCCCTGACCGACGTTCTCGGCCGAATGCTGACCAAAGAATCGAACGCAGCGCAAACCGCGATGAAGGGCAACGCCGATTTCGAGTCTTGGCTCCGCGAGTTCTACGCGAAGCACGAGGGCCTAATGGTCGAAGCCCTCGCGTCGGCTTGCTGGAACCTCCGCGCGGCGGGCGTGGCGAAGTGGGGGCAGCCGGGTGAGCTGGCGGCATGGCTCAAGGCGCGGAACGTCGAGGCGCTACAGCGTTGCTACAACACGGATTCGCCCGATACGGCGGCGCGACGCTTGCGGGCATGGCCAACCGATCGGGCGAAGGAACTGGTTGACGAAATCCTTGGGGCCGACAGCGGCTTGCCAGCCATCATCGCCGAGGCACCGAAGCCGACGCCCCTTGAAACTGCCGTCGAAGCTCTCGCCAAGGCGATGACCAAACAGGCCGAGGCCAAGCCGACGACGCCGGCCCCGATCACGATTCACAACCACCTACCGCCCAAGACGAATGACATCGTTGAGCGGGACAAGGACGGCCGGATTGCGAAAGTAATCCGCAAGCCGATTTTGGATAACTGAAAATGCTGAATCCGAAACTAGCCGCGTTCGCCGCAAACACCGCCGTCGATGCCGTGACGAAGTTGCTCGACCGCGGGAGGCTTTGCATCTTCGATCAGGCCCAGCCGGAAACGGGCGGCGCGCCGGTGACGGATCAAAATTGCCTCGCGACGTTGCAATTCGGGAAAGTCGCGTTCGCGCCGGCTGCGGATGGCGTTGCGGAGGCTTACCCGATTGCGTCCGACGAGAACGCGGCCGCGACCGGGCGCGCGACATGGTTTCGGGCTTTTGGCAAGGGCGGCCAGGCGGTTTTTGATGGCTCAGTTGGCAAGTCGGGTTGCAATATCAACCTTGACGATGATGTGATTCAGGTCGGGGCGAAGGTTAGCGTTTCTAAGCTCATGTACAGCCAGAAAAGGAGCCAAGAATAGCTCTATCCAACCAAGACCGCGTTCACGGGCGCTGGTCAACACCTGGCAACTGAACGGGACTATGTAGTATGCCTTCACTTCCAGGAACACCCCTAGCAACGTATCTTCCAGG